TGGGCCGCGTTCATCTACACGCCCCGCGGTCGCAATCACGGCTACTCGCTGTACAATCAAGCCAGTGGCGACCCCGCATGGTTCTGCGATCTCAAGACGGTGACCGACACCGGCGGCATCAGTCCCGAGGCGATCGAGGCCGAGCGCCGCGCGGGTATGCCGGACGAGATGATCGAACAGGAGTTCCACTGCTCGTTCACTGCCGGCGCGCTCGGCTCGTACTACGGCAAGATCCTCGACGAGTCGCGCAAGGCCGGCCGCATCACCTTTGTCCCGTACAATCCACAGCTGTCGACCGAATACTGGTTCGACCTGGGCTGGAACGACTCGACATCCATGTGGGTCATGCAGCGCGCGGGCATCCAGATCAACGCCCTGCGCTACATGGAGTGGCAGACCACAAGCCTGCCGCGGATCTGCGCGGACATCCGAAGCCTGGGCTGGCGCCGTGACCGGCTTGTCCTCCCGCATGACGGCGACCACCACGAGCTGATCGCCGGGCGCACCCGGCAAGACGTGATGGAGGACGAGCTCAACTGCTTGGCCGACGTAGTCAAGCGGCCGACCAACGCAGCACAGAAGCTCGAGCAGATCCACGCGGTGCGCTCGACGCTGCCGCTGGTCTACTTCGATGCGAAGGGCTGCGAGTTCGGGATCTTCGCGCTCGAGAGCTACTCGCGCAAGTGGGACGACAAGGCGAAGGTCTTCGCGCAAGAGCCGCTGCACAACTTCGCCTCGCACTGCGCCGACGCATTCCGTACCGGCTGCGCCAGGGAGACCGAGACCCCGATCATCGAGACCCCGGCCGGCCAGCGTATGTTCCACGCAAAGCACCGAGTGATCACTGCGGTCAAGCACGGCGCCCGCCGTGTGGACCCGCGCGACGACATGAGCTGGATGCAGGCAGCGAGGGAGCTGGGATGAATAGCGAACTGAACATCGAGGAGATCGAGCGGCGCTTCAAGTACCATGCACCGAAGGAAGGGCAGCCCGGCAAGTATGAGACGATCAGGAACGAGGCCCGGGCGCTCGCCCTGACGCTGTACGCGCTGTGCCCGCCGAGCCGCGAGCTGTCGGCGGCAATGACTCACCTGGACGAGGTAGTAATGTTCGCGAATGCTTCAATCGCGAGAAGGGAGTAAATCGCCATGCTCGAAGCTGAGATCAAGCAACGCGTCGCCCTGCTCGAGTCCGAGCGCAAGACCCAGGAGGGACTGTGGCAAGAGATCGCCACATACATCACCCCCTACCGCGCCGAGTTCTTCATGCAGAACCAAACCGAGGGCTCGATCAAGGTCGAGCGCCCCGAGCTCTTCGACGGCACGGCCCTGCAGGCCCAGCTCAACCTGGGCGCGAACCTGCACGGCAACCTGACCTCGCCCTTCTTTCGCTGGTTCCACATGAAGTTCCGCGAGGCCGCGCTCAACGATGACTCCGAGGCGCGTGAGTGGCTCGAGTCGGTCGCCGAGCAAATGTGGCAGGCGCTCCAGGAGTCCGACTTCTCGCTCGAGATCGCCGAGATCTATAACGACCTGACCGCGTTCGGCACGGCGGCCCTGATCGAGGAGTTCAACGAGGACGACAAGCTCGACTTCACCGCGGTGCCCCTCAAGGAGGTTTACTTCGAGGAGGGCGCCAAGGGCCAGCCGCTCAACTTCTACCGGATCCTCAACTGGACCGCGCTGCAGATCGTGGACAAGTTCGGCGACGCGGTGCCCGACGACATCAAGACCAAGGCCGAGTCGGCCCAGGCCTCGACCGAGCGCTTCCGCGTGTTCTTCTGCATCTTCCCGCGGGCCGGCGCCAAGAAGGGCCCGGCGTTCAAGGCCATGCCGCCCAAGCGCCGGCCATGGGGCTACAAGTACATCCTCGAGCGCGACGCCTCCCTGCTCGGCAAGGAGGGCGGGTACTACGATATGCCGGCCGCGGTCACGCGCTGGAACAAGATCAACGAAAGCCGCTGGGGGCACGGCCCCAGCCACATCGCTGTGTACGATGCGAAGACGTTGAACCGGCAAGAGGAGCTCATGCTGCAGGCGCTCGCCAAGGTCGTCGACCCGCCCATGGTTACGACCGAGCGCGGCCTCGTCGGTGATCTCGACCAGACCCCGGGCGGTCTCACCGTTGTCAAGAATCGCGAGGCGCTGTGGCCGCTGATCGAAAAGATCGACTATCGGGTCGTCGACGGCGAGCGCGAGAACCGGCGCAACATGATCCGCGAATACTACTTCGCCTCCAGGCTCGATCTCAAGGAGAGCCCGGCCATGACGGCGACCGAGGTCGAGCGTAGGTGGCAGCAAATGCAGAAGCTGCTCGGCCCGACCCTCGGTCGCCTGCAGGCCGAGCTCTTGGACCCGATCATCCGCATCACGTTCGGCGCCCTGTGGCGCGCAGGCAAGCTGCCCCCCATGCCCGAGTCCCTCGCCGGCAAGGATGCAGCGCTTGACATCGAGTATGTTGGCCCCATCCCGCTCGCGCAGAAGCAAGACCAAGCGCGCGCCATCGAGACCGAGGCGACCTTCGCGGCCAGCATGATCGAGGCCTACGGTCCCGAGGCGACCGATCCGATCGACATCGGAAAGGCGGTGCGCGAGCACGCGTTCAATTCAGGCGTGCCGGCCAAGGTCTTGAGATCCGAGGCCGACATGAAGAAGAAACGCGAGGCCCGGGCGGCCCAGGAGGCCGAGCAGGCGAACGCCGCGAAGAACGCAGCCGGCGCCACTGTGGTCAAGGACATGAGCGCCGGCGCGAAGAACCTCGCCGAGGCCGGTATGAACCCCAACCAGCTGATCCCAGGAGGAGCACCCCCGGATGGTCAAGGAAACCCAGCAATCCCGCCTGCGCCGGTTGCTCAGTAACGAGACCGGGCGCGAGCTGCTCGAGCTGCTAACCGAGGAAGTCGACGGCAGCTGCTACTCCAAGGGCGACCCCTACCACACTGCATTCCTGGAAGGGCGGCGCGACTTGGTCAACCAACTCAAGGAGGCCTTACGAAATGCCCGACCCCGCAACGTCATCACCCGGCGCACCCGCGCCGGCAGCACCGGCAACCCCGGCAGCGACCCCAGCGGCCGCGGCCCCACCTGCGACCCCAGCGACGACGCCCGCTAAAGATTGGCGCCAGGAGCTGCCAGAAGACCTACGCCGGGCCCCGGCCCTGCAGGCGATCAATGACCTGCCTACCCTGACAAAGTCGTACCTGGAGGCGCAGACAAGGCTCGGCTCGGCCCTGAGACTGCCCTCCAAGGACGCCGGCCCCGAGGATCGCAAGGCCTTTCGGGACAAGGTGCTCGAGATCGGACGCGAGCACGGGATCGCCGCGATCCCCGGCGAGGGGGAAGACCCCGCGGCGTTCTACTCGACCCTCGGCCGGCCGGCGAAGCCCGAGGACTACACGCTGCCCGAGTACAGCGACGAGGGCATCGAGGTCGACTTCGACGAGGCGAACGCCCTGCGCCCTGTGGCTCACCAGCTCGGCCTGACCGACAAGCAGTTCCACGGGATGGTCAAGGCCGCGACCGACCAGCGTCTCGAGGGATTCATGGACCTGCAGCGCCGGGTCGCCGCCGACAAGGCAGTCCTGACCAAGGCCTGGGGCGAGGCCACAGAGATGCGGCTCGCGCAGATCGAGAAGTTCCTCGAGGTCAATCAGGCGCCGGCGGCCCTCGTCGCCGCGGCCAAAGCGCGCAACCTCGACAGTGCCTCGGCGTCCTGGCTCTACAACCTCATGGACACGATGGGCGGCGAGTCGGCCGAGGTCGCAGCGCAGGGCAAGCGCGGCGGCACCAACGTGCTCACCCCGGCCGAGGCCCTCGAGCGTGTGGGCGAGATCGAGCGCAAGATGGCCGACCTGCCACAGGGCAGCGAGGAATACAATCATCTCATGCGCCGCCGCATCGATCTCATAACGATTGCAGGCAATTAGGAGGAGACTATGCCAAAGAAGCCGAAGCCCAAACCTTGCTGATCCCGACCAAGCGCCCCCTCCCCGGGGGCGCTTGTGTTTATTTCATTGACAACCCCCACCGGTAGTGCTACCGTTCCCACCAAGCGGCAAAATAGCAAGACAATCCCTTGGACCTTGCTGAGTTGCTGCATCCCACTAAGCCGCGTATGGTCTGCCATTGTGGCGGGGAACCGGCGGCGAGGATGCTCGATTAACCATCGATCATTTTTGCCTAAGGAGAACCGACCATGTCTTCGATCACCATCAGCAATGCCTATATTCAGTCATTCGAGCGGGCCGTGCGCCAGCTGGCCCAGCAGACGGTTTCCCGCCTGCGCCCCTATGTAACCGAGCGAGCGGTCTCCGCTGAGAAGCACAACTGGGACCGGCTGGGCAAGGGC